CACTTCGTCCTGCGGCAGACCGAGAAAGGCGGCGACTTGCACCGCCTCCAGCAGCTTCATCTGACGCTCGCCCTTCAGCATCCGCGAAATCGCCGACGGCGCCAGGCGCAGGTGACGCGCCAGGTCGGCCTGCGAAGCGCCGACGCGGTCGAGGGCCTGCTGAAACCAGAACGCATCCATATTGCCGATTCCGGTATTGCGATATTGACATTGCTATCTCGATAATATATGTCGCGTGCACCGATGGCAAGGGGGACGCGCAATGCGGGTCGTGGCACCGGCAGCTTCGACAGACGACGGCTGCGTCTTTGTCGTCGGCGACGATCGGAACGACAATAGCGCGGCGCTTTTCTGCAACGAGCCATGCCTGCCCGGTTCGGCCTATTGCCGGCAGCATCACACGCTTTGTTGCCTGCCGAACGGCAGCCCTGAGGCCCGCCGGAAGTTGCGCGAGATCGCAGCGCTGGCCAAGGCGATCGGCGGGCGCCAGGGCAGCGACGTGCGGGAACCGCCGGTCGCCTTGCTCGATCGTCTCGACCGCCTCGGAAGCCGCGTTGCACGCCCGCATCGTTCACGTTCTGTACCTCAAGGAGCCACCATGTCCAAGCAGCCGCGCGCCGACCCAAGCACCCGCTCCAATCCCGTGCCAACGGCGGAGCGACGCCGCCAGGGGCCAATCGAACAGGTGCAGCGCGCAATTGCCGATACCGATGGCCACCCCTCGCGGCCCTATCGCGCCGTCGACACGTTGGCATTGATGCAGCGGCGCGGCTCCATCACCGCTGCCATGCGTCAGGCCGGCGAGGATTTCCGCGCGCGGTTTACGATTGCGCAACTCGATCCGTTGCGAGCCATCGATCCGGCGCACCTGCGTTTTGGCGAGCGCAGTCTGCGGCCGGAGCGCGAGGCGCCAGGTGTCCGCATCGAGACCGCCCGCCGATCCGTGTGGGAGGCGATCCAGGCGGTCGGCGGCATCGGCTCGCCCGCGGGATCCTGCTTATGGAATGTACTTGGCTGGGAGTGCTCGCTGAAGGAGTGGGCGCTCGAGCGGGGGTGGAGCGGCCGCTATGTCAGCCAGGAGGCCGCTTCTGGCATTCTGGTCGCTGCGCTGGGCGCGCTCGATGCGCATTTCGCGGGAAGACGTCCCTCTTGAGTTGCGTTTATAGCATTTTCTATATTGACAAATCCGGATCGATCTGATACAAGATGGGCACACTGACGGAGTTGGGCCGGCGATGGTCCCCGTCGATAAATCCACACAGAGCATTCACTTGGTCACTCGCTCACCGCGGCGCGCCTCCCAGTCAGTGGCGGGGAAGCTTGGCCGCACCAAAAAGAGCAAAGCGACCGCGGAGACGCTGCCGATCGGAGTCGAGGACATCGCAGCGCGGGCAGCACGCCTCGGCATCACAGCCGATCGTGTGCTGCTCGAATACGCCTACATCGCCTTCGCCGATCTGCGGCACATCGTCGAATGGGACGCCGACGACGGGTTTCGCGTCAAGGCGCTCGACGACATGAGCGACGCCGACGTTGCGGCGATCTCGGAGATCGTTCCCGGCACCGATCCAAAGCATCCGCGCGTGAAGCTTTACGACCGCAAGGCGGCGCTTGATGCGATCGCCCGGCATCTCGGCATGTTTCCGCTGCCGGCGCGGCGGCAGGAAGCACCGCCCGACGACGACGACCAAGAAGAGGATCCGCGTGAGTTTCTTGCACGCGAGCTGGCTCGCCTCGCTGCCGCCAAAGGTCAGGAATAGACTGATTTGGGAGCTGACGCGGGATGCCGCGCAGCGTCTGAAGTACGAATGGGAATATCGCGCACGGCCTGAACAGCTGCCACCGCCGGGTCAGTGGCGGGTGTGGCTGCTGCTCGCCGGACGCGGTTTTGGCAAGACCCGCAGCGGCGCCGAATTTCTGCGCAGCCGTGTCAAGGCTCATACGGCGCGGCACATCGCATTGATCGCGCCGACCGCGGCCGACGCACGGAACGTCATGATTGAGGGCGAGAGCGGGTTGCTGGCGATCGCGCCGTCCAAAGAACGTCCGTATTACGAGCCCTCGAAGCGGCGGCTGACCTGGCCGAATGGCGCGATAGCGACGACCTATTCGGCCGACGAGCCGGAGCGGTTGCGCGGCCCGCAGCACGATTTCGCGTGGTGTGATGAGTTGGCAGCATGGCGCTATCCGGCGGCCTGGGACATGTTGATGTTCGGCCTGCGGCTGGGTGACGATCCACGCGTCGTGGTGACCACAACGCCGCGGCCGATGCCGCTGCTGCGCAGCCTGTTCGCCGATCCAAACGTCGTCGTCACCCGGGGCCGCACCGACGAGAACCGCGCCAACCTGGCACCTGCGTTTATCGAGCAGATCGTGCGGCGTTACCGCGGAACCCGGCTCGGGCGCCAGGAACTCGACGCCGAGTTGCTTTCGGACATAGCCGGCGCGTTATGGCAGCGCGGGTCGATTGAAGACGCGCGAGTGACCGAACTACCACTGCTGGTACGGATTGTTGTGGCGATCGACCCGGCGGCGAGTTCGAGCGCGGAGGCGGACGAGACCGGCATCATTGTTGCGGGCCGCGACTCCGCGGGACACGGCTACGTCCTGGATGATTTGTCGGGGCACTACGCACCGGTCGAGTGGGCGAAGAAGGCGATCGGCGCATACAGCGCGCAAGGGGCGGACCGTATCGTCGCTGAAATCAATAACGGCGGCGAAATGGTTGAAGCAACATTGCGAGCGGTCGATCCGGCGGTGCCGTTCACCGCGGTGCGGGCATCGCGCGGCAAGGCGGCGCGGGCTGAGCCGGTCGCCGCATTCTACGAGCAGAAGCGCATCCATCATCACGGCGCCTTTGCGCAGCTCGAAGACCAGATGTGCGCCTTCAGTAGCAATTTCGACCGCGCGACGGCGGGACACTCGCCTGACCGCGTCGATGCGCTGGTGTGGGCGCTGACCGAATTGCTGCTGGCGCCGCATGCCGGCGACGGCATTTTCGACACCTACCGCCGGCTCGCTGGCGCTCAGCCGAGTGAAAGCGGCGGAACGCGCGCCGCGTCTAACGGGGACAAGAAGCCATGACACTGCTGATCAAAGACGCCAACACCGTGGTGCAGTCGCTCTCCACCGAGCTCGACACCAGCGGCAATCTGGTGCCAGTGCACGCGCCGGCAACAACCAACGCCCAGGGCGTGTCGACGCCGGTCGGGCCGCAAAACCCGCTGCCTGTCATCAACACCGTCGCGAACCCGGCGGTTGATGGCAGCGGCACGGTGGTGGCCGGCGGCACTGCCCAGACGCTGTTTGGCGGCATCGTTCCGGTGAACGGGTTTCTGGTGCAGAACAATTCGTCGGCCGTGCTGTGGATTTGCGATGTCGGCGTTGCCTCGGCCGGTGGTGCCAGCATCGCGATCGCCGCCAACGACGGCATCTTCTGGACGTTTTCCGGATACAAGCCGGCCGGCGCGATCAGCCTCTTCGGCGCAACGACCGGGCAGGCTTTCGCGGCGCGGCGGTGGTGACGGCGATGCGCTGGAGCCGATGGGTCGATCGTCTGCTGGCCGCGGCAGCGTTGGCTGGCGTGCTGCTCGCCGCAGCCGGTGCACTGGCACAATCGCCAGGCAATTTCTCGACATTATCGGCGAGCGGGACGGCGACATTGAACGGTGCGGTGCTGATCTGTTCCGGCATGCCGTGGCTCGACGTCAAGTGTCCGGGCATGGCGGGCGGCGCCGTCGGCGATGACAACCATGACGACACCAGCGCCATCAACACCGCGATCGCCACGGCCGTCTCGCATGGTTGGCCGCTACACATCCCGGCCGGCACATACAAGGTGACGAGCCAGCTGACGGTCGATTATGCCGGCATGGCATCGAGCGGCTTTCGCGTGATCTCCGAGGGCGCCGTTCTCGACGGCCGCACGATTGCCTCGGGACCGGTATTGCAGGTCGAGTGTTCCGGCGGCAGCCATGCGAGCCCGGCGAGCTGCTTCTATTTTCATGAGCAAGGGACGCTCAGCGTCTGGGGCAATTCCGGCGCGCAGAATTTGGCAACGCTGACCTCGGCCGAGAGCACCGCCGCGACCGTACTGCCGGTATCGACGACAGCGCCGTTCTTTGCCGGTGAGACCGTGATCGTCGCCTTAACCGGTGGCGGGACCTTCGCTTCGCCGGTAGCGAGCATCGGTTCGGGCACGATCACCCTGGTCAATCCGCTGCCGGGCGGCGCCTCGGTGAACGCGGCAGTGTCGATTGCGTCCTACCCGTTCATGCTCGGCAAATACGATTTTTCCGACGCGCATAATGCGATCAAAATCGATCACCTGCTGGTCAACAATGCCAGCACCAGTGCCGGCGCCGGCGGCTGCCAATTCAACTATCTGCTCGATTCCGACGTCTTTGCGGTCTGCGTATCAGGTGGCGGTGCTGCCGGATTGGCGCTCGAGCAAGCACAGTTCTCGCGCTTCTCGGGCGCCGGGACGGCGCAGGGCACCGGCGGCGCCGGCCTCGTCTTGGAGAATGGATTCAACATCTCCAACCTGTTTTCGGCACTCGATCTCGAAGTGTCACCGACCTGTCTGTCGATCACCGATCAGCACGACGGCATGAACAGTTGGGTGAGCCCGTACTTCAACTGCAACACGGCGGTCAGCGCCGTCAGCAGCACGCATAATGTGCTGATCAACCCGACCTATGGCGGCAATGTCGTCAATCGCGGACCGCAATCGCAGTCGATCCAGATCATCGGCACGGGCAATCGCGTGCCCTGGCAGTACCCAAGCGCGGCAAGCTATGTCGCAAGCGGCGTTGACAGCGGCACCGTGGTGTCGAGCGCCAACGCCACTGGCTCATCGTTGGCGGTGACGTTGCCGAACCCCAATGCCATCGACAACGGCTGGTGGATGGGCTTTGCCACCGACAATAGCAAAGGACTGTCGTTGACCGCGCCATCGGGCGTCTCGATCCTGCTCGGCAACAAATTCGTGCCGTCGCTGGCCATGGGACCGGGCAATTACGAATATATCCAATTGCAGTCGGACGGCAGCAACTTCCGGGTCGTCTCGTCGACCCGCAACACGCGGCTGCTCGGCGGTTTCGAGGCGGCGGCGTGGCCCGGCAATGCCTGGCTGTTCCCGTCGTCGAGCGGCTACAGCGCCGGGCTCGGCGATAACGGCAATGTGCTGTCGAGCTTCAACGCGATAAGCGGGCTGACCGTCACACTGCCCTCGACAACCTCGTTGACCGCCGGCTGGGCGTTTGGATTGACGGCCGAAAATGGCCGCGCGTTGACGGTCAACGTCAACGGTACCGCTGGCGGCAGTATTCTTTATCCAAGGACCGTCAATGCCGGGCAAACATCGTTCACGCTTGCCGGGCACAATTACGAGTTCGTCGCGCTGCAATACGATGGCGCCGGCAATTTCCGGGTCGTGCAGGCGACACCATCAACCGCGCAGCAGATCGGCGTGGCGATGCCGGCCGGCATCGCCAATTGGCTGTTTCCTTCGCTCTCCGCCTACACCGCGAGCGAAGCCGACAACGGCAACGCGATTTCCAGCTTCAATTCGCCATTGTCGTATTTCGCACTGACATTGCCCGCCACCAGCACGATCACCGCCGGCTGGACGATCGCAATCGCCAGCGACAACGGCAAGGCAACATCGGTGCAGGTCAATGGCGGCGCCGGCGAAAAGATCCTGGTTCCTGGCACACTGGGAGCGAAAACATCCCTGCCGCTGTCTGGCAACAGCACCGGCTACGAACTCGCGTGGCTGCAATTCGACGGCTCCAACTTCCGCCTGCTTGCAGCGACCCCGCTGACCGCCAACGCCGATGGCATGACGACACTGATCGGCACCCGGCGACCAGTTCGGCAGCTTGCCAGACCGGCGCGATCGAGACCGACGGTGCTTACCTCTACATCTGCAGCGCGCCCAACACCTGGAAGCGCGCCGCGCTCTCCAGCTTTTGAGGGATTGAAGCCGATGCCACCCGATGGCGGCAAGCGCACCCCCATTGCCTCCTACAGTTGGGGGCAGCAGGGGCTGGAAGCGCAGTTCCACAATGTTTTTCAGCCCGACCAGGGCATCTTCTCGCCCGGTTACCCGCTGGCGCCGCCGGAGCCAGAGCGGCTGCGGCTGTGGGATTTCCCGGTCGGTGTCAACACGATCTACACGCCGCGCTCCTACGAGGCGATTTCGTTCACCGAGTTGCGCGCCTTGGCCGATGCGCATGACATCACCCGCCTCGCGATCGAGACGCGGAAGGACCAGGTCGAGAAGCTCGACTGGGTCATCAAGCCTATCGCACAGCCGCAGTCGCGCCGTGGTCGCGGCTACCCAGACATCGAGGCTAGCCAACGCGCCGCGCAGGTGGCCGAATTCTGGCGCCGCCCGGATGGCGAGCGGCCGTTCGCGACGTGGTTGCGCGAGTTGCTCGAAGACGTGCTGGTGCTTGACGCGCCGGCGTTGGAGGTAAGGCGGAGCCGCGGCGGGGATCTGGTTGGCCTCGACGTCGTCGACGGCGCCACCTTCAAATTGCTGTTCGACGAGACCGGGCGGCGGCCGCGGCCACCGGCTCCGGCCTTTGAGCAGGTGATTCACGGCCGGCCATGGAAACTATTGACCGCTGAGGAGCTGATCTATCTGCCGCGCAACCCGCGACCGCACAAGGCCTACGGCTTTGGTCCGGTCGAGCAGATCGTGATGACCGTGAATATCGGGCTGCGCCGCCAGGTCATGCAATTGCAGCACTTCACCGAGGGCAATGTGCCACCGGGACTGCTGAACGCGCCCGACGGCTGGAGCGCCGAGCAGATCCGGCAATTCCAGGACTGGTTTGACAGCGTCCTGGCGGGTAACACCGGATCGCGCACAAGGCTGGTCTGGGGTCCCGCGGGCACCCATTACCAGGCGTTCAAGGAGGTGCCCTACAAGGACGAATTCGACGAGTGGTTGGCGCGCATCGTCTGCTACGCGTTCTCATTGCCGCCGTCGGCGTTTGTGCGCCAGATGAACCGCGCCACCGCCGACACCGCGCAGGAAGCGGCGCTCGCCGAGGGGCTGGCGCCGTTGATGGGATGGGTCAAGCGGCTGTGCGATCACGTGATCCAGGACCGCATGGGCCACCGCGATCTTGAATTCGTCTGGCTCGACGCCAAGCCCGCCGATCCGGCTGAACAGGCCAAGCTGATTGACACCTACGTGCGCACCGGCATCTACACGGTCAACGAAGCCCGCGACCTGTTGGGCCTTGATCCCGTCGCCGGCGGCGACGCCGCGATGATCTACGGCACTACCGGCGCGGTGCCGCTTGCACCGACGCCGAGCTTGACCGGCCCGCAACCCGCGGCAGCGAAGCGCGTCGCCGCTGGCATGGCCGCGCTCCGCAAATACGATCCCGACGAGCCGCGCGTCCCCGCCGGCAACCCCGACGGGGGCCAATGGACCGCGGAGGGCGGTGACGATTCGGGGGCCTCCAGCGGTGGCGGTACGCGCCCCGGTCTTGGGGGCTGGGGATGGCGGGGGCATCTGACAACGCTTTCCGAACGCCGAGTTCCGAAATAGACCTGCGGTTGCGGAGCAATCGGCTGGCAGGCCAGACTTCGCGTATAGTGATGTTAACCCGCGCAGCCAGGCCCTGGGGCGTTATCAGATGACTGAAGTTCCACTGCAAGCGGCAGGGATGATTGACGCCGGTGGTATCTGGACCGGCAAATACGGGATTCATTCAGTAAGCCAATTCCTTGCCACTCCAGAAGCTCAGGAAATGGCACTGACTGACTTCCTAAGTGATCTCGAACGACAGTTGAGGACGAATGGCTCCCTCGATTATCTCGGGGCTGTTATCAAACGGGCGCGTCGCGCCTTTCACCGTGACTCTCGCCGGCCTGATCGCTGCCGCGCATCGCGAGGGCGCTCCGGCAGTGTCCAGCTATCTGGATAAAGTTGAGGATGCTGGGTTCTCGATTGCTCGGGCACCCCTGGTTCGGGATGATCTCAGAGTCGAGGCTCGCCTGCGAACTTTTGCGGGGGTGCCGTTTCAGTGAAAATCCTCTCGGCGGCATCGATTGGGCTGTTTGTGGTACTGGTCTCAGTCGTCTCAGCGCCGGCATCCGCGCAGAAGATTTCGTTCAGCCATGAGCTGGCGTCGCCTGTGCGGCGGTGCCTCTCGCAACTTCTTGAGAATGGGCGATGGCGCAGGAGCCCCCAATTCCATCAAGAGATGCAGTCAGTAGCTGTGGTGGCTCAAACCCGCCTGGGCATGAACGATCGCGTCCAATACTTCTACATCATGGATCGGTCGGAATTCTGTGGAACTGCCGGCTGCTCCATGCTGATCGGCGAGGACCAAGGGAACGGCAGCTGCCGCGAGCTGTTCGACGGCTCGGGCTTTACCCACGCTATGGCTGTGCTGAACGCGCGCGACCATGGCTATCGCCGCCTTTATACGCCATGCGAATTGCGCTTTAACGGCCATCAGTATCAGCAGCTTCATGAGGAGTGCCCAACCCTCGACGTTCAGCGCTGACCGTGATGAACCGCACAACCCGTATGAAGCCTGCTCCCTTCGTACTACCCAAGCTATCCTAGACCTCTATTTCGAGGTGTGATCCCCTGCCGGGGCTAAGGAAAATGCTGGCTGCAGCATGAAGGTGCTACCTCACATAGACTGATCGCGGCTCGCGTCGCCCTCGAATCGATCGGTACTCACCGCCGCTCGAGCTTCGTGGCGGCTTAACGCTTCAAACCCGGAGTCCTTGAATGATGCGGATTTCAGCTGCCGCTTTGGCGGCGGTGTTGGCATTTGTCTGCCCGTCGCTGGCGCCGGCGGCCGAGGTCGTGGCGCCCTCGAACGGGCCATTGGTGCAAAGTGTCGTCACGCTCGCGGCCAATGCCGACACGACGATCGGCAACGACAAAGGACGGCGATACCTTTGCCTGATGAATATCGGCACTGGGCTGGTGACACTTGGCTTCGACCAGACGGCGGTGGCCGGCTCCGGTTGGGCCCTGGCGCCGACGACCACTTCCGGCGGCCAGGGCGGCTCGATGTGCTGGGAAGCGAGTTTTGTCACCGGCAATGCGGTGCACGTGATCAGTGCAGCGGGCTCTATTGTTGTTGTGCTGGAGGGTTTCTGAGATGCAGCAGTTTCTAATTGCTGCGGTGGGGGCCGCGCTGCTGGCCGCGCCCGGAACAGCGCTGGCGGCGCCAGATGGGATGCCGCCGATGTACCCCGACGCCTCAAACGCGGTGTTGCCGCAGGCGGCGCGCAATCTCGGCATCACCTATCCGGTGATCCCGTCGGGCACGGTGACAATCCAGGCGGCCTTGACCGCTGCCGCCAACAACGGCGGCGGCACGGTCAATGTGCAATACGGCAGCTATAATGTTACCGGATCGTCGCTATTGATCAGCTCGAACACCAGGCTGGTGTGCGAGCCGGGGACCATATTGCACACGGTCTCGACTGCCTGGAGCGGCAACCACGCGGCGATCCAGAATATCGACAACACCGCCGGCTCGTTGACCGATCACGACATCGAGATCGACGGCTGCAGCTTTACCGAAGACGCGACCTTTGCCGCCGATGGCACCTTCCATGCCATCCAGATGACCTATGTGTCGCGGGTCAAGGTGGACGGCAACACCTTTACCGCCGGCGGCGACGGCACGTCGATGATCGGCACCGCCGACACCATCGTCACCCGCAACTCGATGTCGGGCGCGCTCAACGCCTGCTGGGACCACTGGAACGCGCCCGCCAATCTGCGGGTCATCGGCAATTTCTGCCAGACGACGCTCTATGGCGTCCTGGCGACCGGCACCAACACGGCGCAAAGCTCGGCCGGGGTCGCGCTCGGCGGCGCGATCAGCGGCAACGAGATCAGCGTCGTCACCGCCGGCGGCGCCGGCATCTGGCTGAACGGGCTGGGCGCCGCCGGCTCCGGCGCCAGCGGCATCGCGGTCAGCGGCAACTACGTCTATGGCGACGGCACCGCCAGCTTTGTCTGCCTGCGCGCCTCGGGCAGCGGCTCGACCGCCGACACCTTTAGCGGCAATGTCTGCTACAACGATGTCGCCGCCTCATTGGGGGTCGGCGCCTCGGCCGACAGCGACGCCGGCGGCCAGGCGAGCAACATCAGCTTTACCGGCAACCTGTTTAAAACGATCAACGTCACCAGCGGCAGCGTCGGGGTGATCCATCTCGGCGGCGCCAACAGCGCCGCCTGGGACAACCGCATCTCCGGCGGCAGCTACCCCTACGCCTTCTACATCTTTGGCACCAACGACATCGCCAGCGGCAACCAGGCCGATGCCGGCACCAGCGGGTATTACAACACCTCCGGCTCGACGACGCCGACGATCCTCGACGCCTCGAATGGCGGTATCGCGGTCGTCGCCGGCACCGCCAGCGGTTTTGGCCTGGTGCCGCAGGGACGGCTGACCCTGCAATCCGGAGCTCCGGTGCAGAATGCCGACGAGGCGGCGGTCTCGACGGTCTATTACGACAGCTACGCCGGCTCTCACGTGCCGGTCTATAACGGCACCACCGACCTGCTATTGCCGATCGCCTCGGCCGAGATATCGTTCGGGCTCGATGCCGGCACGCCGCATATCGCCAGCGGGTCGGTCTACGACATCTTCGCGGTCAACAGCTCGGGTGCATTGGCGCTGTGCGCCGGCCCGGCGTGGTCCTCGACGACCAGCCGCGGCACCGGCGCCGGCACCACACAGCTCCACAACACCCGCGGCTTCTGGACCAATGTCGTCGCCTTGACGCATTGCTGGGGCGGCGCCAGCGGCACCACCGATCTCGGCTCGGTCAGCGCCGACCAGGGCAGCTATCTCGGCTCGCTCTATGCCACGGCCAACGGCCAGACGACGGCGCAATTTCTGCCCAGCGGCGCGTCGGGCGGCGCCAAGCCGTTTGTCGCTCTCTACAACGCCTACAACCGGGTTTCCCGCACGATCCGCAGCCAGGAGACCGCGACCCTGTGGTCGGCCAGTTCGACCTCGACCTGGGAACCGCTCGACAAGAGCAACGCCACCGGCGCCGGCCAGAACAACCGGGTGACGTTTCTCGACGGGTTGCAGCAATCGCCGGTTGGCGTGCGGCTCGAAGTCATGACCGATTGGACCGGCAACAGCACGGCGCAGTTCGGCATCGATCTCGACAGCATCAGCGCGACGCCGGCGACGATCGCCAAGGTGGCCTGGCTGCCCTCCGGCGTCGGCGGCAATGGCAGCTTTTACTGGGTCGCCGCAGAAGACAATTACGCGCCGCAGCTCGGTGTGCACTACGCCCAGGCGATGGAAAACCTCAGCACCGGCGGCGGCAATGTCGAAGTCGGCAACGGCACCACCGATCTCAGACTGCGCTTCGACCAGTAGGGGAAGCAAGTGACCGGAGATCGCACCCGACGAGCTTGGCATGCGTCCGCTATAAGACGAGGAGAGTTTGATGCGCTTTTATTGGCCGATCGCCAAAGTTGATGGCGAGCTGCAGATGGTGTGGGGCTACGCGTCGACCGAGGCCGAGGACGAGCAGGGCGAAACGGTGACCCGCAACGCTCTGAGCGCCGCGCTCGACGATTACATGCGCTTTGCGAACATCCGCGAGATGCACCAGAACTCGGCCGTCGGTGTCGCGAAACAGGCCGAGATCGATGGCAAAGGCCTCTATCTTGGGGCAAAGATCATCGATCCGGCGGCGTGGACGAAGGTTGTCGAGGGCGTCTACAAGGGGTTTTCGATCGGCGGCCGGGTTACCGCCCGCGATCCTGCCGACCGGAAGATCATCACCGGCCTGACCCTCACCGAAATCTCGATTGTCGACCGCCCGGCCAATCCCGAGGCCGTGTTCGATTGCTGGAAGCTGGCACTCGGCGCGGCAGCCGCAGATAGGGCACGAGAGGATCCCTATGGCAATGTCGACTACGCCGATCCCGGCTATCAGCCCGATGCCAAACGGCGCTATCCGATCTACACCGAGCGTCACATCCGCGCCGCCTGGGCCTTTATCAATCAGCAGCAGAATGCCCGCCGCTACACGACGGCACAACTCGATCGGGTCAAGGCCCGGATCATCGCCGCCTGGCAGGCCAAGATCGACCGTGCCGGGCCGCCCGCGGCCGCGGCGCCGGACGCCGCCCGCAAGGACTCGGCGGTTTTCGAACGATTGCAATGCCTTGCGGCTGATCTCGCGTGGCTGGATCGCTATGTCGCCGACGATACCCGATCGCCGCTGGCCGACCCCCTGCGCGGACTGATCGCCGAGCTGTACGAGTTGCTCGCCGCGGTCTTCGACGAGGCCAATGTTGAGCCCGGTGAGGACATGTCCTCCCACGGTGCCGAGCTGGCGGCGATGGCGTTGGCCGGTAAGCTGCGGAAAGCGCAGCAGGCGCAACTTGCACCATTGGCGGAAGGGCTGGCCAAGCTTGCCGGCGAGATCATGCCGCGGCTCGATGCTATGCGTGATCGGATCGAGCAGATCGCCCGTATGCCATTGCCGCCACAAACCGCGGCGCGGGGCTTTGCCGGTATCACCAAGCGCGAGGATGCCGGCGGTGCTGCGCCCGGACCCGACGATATCGTCGCAGCGCTGGCGCGAATGAGCGGCGAAGAGCGCACGTTGACCCTGATCAAAGCAGCGCACGCCGCTCCGATCGTCAACACCAACCCATGGCCGGGACCGAGCACGCGATAACCCCACCCCGGCCTCTTCCCTATCCCGACCCGGCCAGCGCGCCGGGTTTTTCATGCCCGAGCGGAAGGACAATTGAGATGAACCCCACCCAGGACACGCTCGCTCTGGTCAAGGGCGCGCTGGCAATGCCCGACGATCAGATCGCCAAGACGATTTCGACCGCGACCGGCCTTGTCGCCTACGATCTGCAGGCGCCGGCCAAAAATCTTTACCCGTTTGTGACGCCATTGCGAAATGCCGTGCCGCGAGTTGGCGGCGGCACCGGTACCGCCACCAATTGGCGGCAAGTCAGCGCCTTGATCGGCTCCGGTTTTGACGCGATGGGGTGGGTGCCGGAAGGCCAGCGGTCCGGCCAGATGTCGTACACCACGGCGACCAAGTCAGCGAGTTATGTGACAATCGGCGAGGAAGACGCGGCGACCTACGAAGCGATCAGCGCCGGCCGCTATTTTGAAGACATCCAGGCGCGCATGACCTTCCGCCTGTTGCAGAAGATGATGCTGAAGGAGGAGATGGCGATCCTCGCCGGCAACGCCACACTGCAATTGGGCACGCCGGCGACTCCGTCGCTATCGGCGTCTGGGTCAGGCGCCACATTGCCGGCTGCCACCTATTCGGTCATCGTTGTCGCGCTGACGCTCGAGGGCTACCAGAATTCGAGCCTTTCCGGCGGCGTCGCGACGACAATGACCATCACCGGCGCTGACACCAAGACCTTCACGCTCAGCGGCGGCTCGTCGAACAAAAGCAGCAACGCAACGCAGGCGGTGACCTTGGGGCAGACATTGTTTGCCAGCGTCACCGCGCTCCAGGGCGCCGTCGCCTACGCCTGGCTTGTCGGCACTGCCGGCAGTGAGACGTTACAGGCCATCACGACGATCAACAGCACGAGCTTCACTGCACCGCTCGCGACCGGCCGACAGGCGGCAATCACGATCACCGCCGACAACTCGGCAAACCCGAACTACGCCTATAACGGGCTGCTGACGACGGCATTGGCTTCCGGCTCCAACGCCTATGTCAACATTCTGGCGACCGGAACGGCCGGCACCGGCACATTCCTGACCGCCTCCGGGCGGGGCTCGGTCGTCGAGATCGACACGATGTTCCAGACGATGTGGAGCAATTTCGAGTTGTCGCCGACCGTGCTCTACGTCAATGCGCAGGAGCTGAAAAACATCACCAACAAGGTGCTGTCGAACGCGTCGGGTCCACTGCTGCGCTACGATGTCCACGGCGACGGCGAAACCTACGACCTAGCTGCAGCCGGCACCGTGTCGTTCTATTACAATCCGTTCGCATTGAACGGTGGATTGCGTATTCCGATCCGCATTCATCCGCGCGTTCCTGCCGGCACAATCATCGGCTATGCCGAGAACCTGCCGATCCAGTACCAGTCGAACGAAGTGCCGAACGTCGCCGAGGTCAAGACCCGGCAGGACTACTACCAGATCGACTGGCCGGTGACGACCCGGCAGCGCCAGGTCGGGGTCTACGCCGAGGAGGTCTTGGCGGTCTACGCGCCGTTCGCGATGGGCGTTATCACCAATATCGGCAACGGCTGACCGGCTTTAACGCAGCACCTAAGTCAGGTGTCATTGCGAGCACAGCGAAGCAATCTTGTAGTCAGATTGGATACCGTTCGGGATTGCTTCGTCGCTGGGCTCCTCGCAATGACAAGTTCTTCTATCTACAAATAGAGATCAAGATATGGCCTTCGGCGACTTGACGACGCTCGACGATGTGAAGGCGTGGCTGACGACCGGGCAGAACCCGTTTCCGGATACCGACGACGCGCTGCTGACGCGATTGATCACCGCTGCCAGCCAGTTCATCCAGACCTGGCTCAAACGGCAAATCGCATCGAGCGATTGGCAGGAAGTCCGCGACGGTAGCGGCGGCCAGCGCCTGGTGTTCACAAACTTCCCGGTGACGGCCGTGCTCGCGGTGGCGATCGACGGCATCGTGATCTCGCCGGCGCCGACGGACGGCAGCTGCGATGCCGGCTATGTCTTTAGCCCTACCGAGCTTGCTTTGCGGGGCTACGTGTTCACGCGCCGGCTGCAAAACGTCACCGTGACCTACACGGCTGGTTATGCCGCGACACCGCCAGATGTGGCGCAGGCATGCATCGAGCTGGTCTGCCGGCGCTATCGCGAGCGCACGCGGATCGGTGAGGCGGGGCGCGCCCGCAGCGCCGATGCGACAACGAATTTCTCGCTCGCCGACATGGATCCGGATACCCGTCTGCTGCTGGCGCAATATCGGCTGGTGGCGCCGGTCTCGGGTTTTGTCTATCAACCGGCGCCGACCGCGACCGACACTACGCTGTTGACGGCAGCTTTATGATCACCCGCGAGCCGATCTATGCCGCGCTGTTCGCGCTGGTGTCGAACGCGGCCGGCTTCGTCACCGCCTCGCGACGATGGCGTCACTGGAGCGAGCTGACACCGGCGGAGCAGCCGGCGTTGTTCGTGCGCCAGCGCAGCGAAACGGCAGCGGAGCCAACGCTCGGTGCACCGGCTGTATGGCGGTTGCGCGTCGACTTTTATGTGTACGCGCATTCCAGCGACCCATATGCGCCGCCGTCGAGTATTCTGAACCCGCTGGTGGACGCGGTGGAAGCCGCTCTGGCGCCGCTGGTGCCGACCGGCATCCAAAACCTCGGCCTGCCCGACATGGTCCAGCACGCCTACCTCGCCGGGCGGATCGTCACCGATGAGGGCGTATTGCGCGACCAGATCGCCGTCGTGATCCCGGTCGAAATCCTCTGCCTGTAATCGGGACTACAACACCCAAAGGATTGCATTCCCGGCGAACGCCGGGATCCACGGGCCCATCATCTCGACGGCCGATTGGTGGACCCCGGCCTCCGCCGGGGAAGCGCCCTTTTGAGGCGCAGGTAGTTCATAGATCGAATTAACCAGGAGCATACCGACATGCAGCTTGCATTCGGCGCCGGAGCGCTGTGGGGCAACCGCACGGATGTCACTGCCTCGGGCATCGGCCCCGACCAGTTCGCCATCTTGCAGGATATAGAGATCGACTGGGACTGGCAGACCCGCGAGTTGTGGGGCCAGTTTCAGTTTCCGCTTGATATCGCGCGCGGCCAGGGCAAGATCACCGGCAAGGCCAAATTTGCCCGAATTTTCAGTGCAATCTACGGCGATCTGTTTTTTGGCCAGACGCCGGCAACCGGACAGCTGACGGTGTCGGAGAACGAGGCCGCCACGGTGCCGGCAACCTCGTCCTACACTGTGACGGTCGCGCAGGCGGCGAATTTCTCCGACGATCTCGGCGTCTATTACGCCACAGGCAGTAACGCCGGCAACCGCTTCACCCGGGTGACGACCCCGTCGGCCGCCGGACAATATTCGGTCAATCTGACGACCGGCATCTACACATTCGCTGCCGCCGATGCGAGCGCTGCGCTGTTGATCAGCTACCTCTACAATCTCACCGGCAGCGGCAAGTCGCTCACATTGACCAATCAGTTCATGGGCCACACGCCGACCTTCAAGGCGACGTTCTACACCACCAAGACGACGCTCGGTGTGCCGGCCGGGTTGGCGCTGGTGCTGAACGCCTGCACGGCCTCGAAACTCGCGCTGCCGACCAAGATCGACGATTACGAAATCCAGGAATTCGATTTCTCGGCCTTTGCCGACGCCACTGGCGCGATCGGCACCCTGAGCGTCAACGAGTAGGGCGATGACAGAGACGATCACCCTCGACGGCCACGAATTCACCTTGCGGCCGTTAAAGCTCGGCCAGCTGCGCCATGTGCTCGACGCGCTCGACGCGATGAGCGGCAAATCGGGCGGCGCGCTGATCGCCGCCGCGGCGCAGGTTGTCGCGGCCGGCCTCGCGCCGGCGCATCCCGAATTGACCAGCGACGCCATCCTGGACCTTGAGGCCGGCATCGCCGAGCTCAACACAGCCGTCGCGGCGGTTCTGCGCATCGGGGGGTTGCAGCCGGGGGAAGTACAGCCGGTGGCGAGCGAACGGGACGCCCGCGCCAACAACTCGGCGCCCTCTATGGCGCCCTCGCCACCGGCTGCGGCTACCTCTATCGCGACATCGACGGGCTGAACCTCGCCGAAGCCGGCGAAATCTTCGCCTATTGGGAAGAGAACCCGCCGCCGCATCTGATGTTGCAGGCGATCGCGCGGCTGCTCGGATGGGCGCCGCGTGCGTCCTCCGCCGCCGGCAGCCTGGCAGCCCATCCACCGCCCGGTCTCGCGGTATCGCGGCAAGGCTTGGGCATGCCGCCGCCGGTGCTCGACCCGGACAAGCTGCGCGCCCACAACCAGGCTCGTGCCGCCCAGCGCGACCCGTGACTCCCATAACTGACCGTTCTTGCGAGGTGGTCATTGGCTGACGATGTGCAGATCCAGGTCGATGCCGATGTCGACGGCGCAGTCGCTGCGCTCGCGACGTTGCGGCAGGCGATCACCGCGGCGACCCAGCCGGTCGCCGGGTTGAAGGCGGCCTTTGCCGATGCCGGCGCGACCGCCGCACGCGAGGCGAGCCGCATCGCGCAGCCCTACCGCCGCGCCTTCGACGAGATCGGGGAGGGCTGGAAATCGGCGGTCGCCGGGCTGGTCGAACGGACCATGACATTTCGCACCGCCGCCGTACGCGTCGCCCAATCGGTCGAGCGCGGCTTTATCGATATCGCCGGCACCGCGCTGTCGCGGGCTGCAGCCGGCCCGGTCGCCGGATTGCTCGGAGAGGCGGCGCCCACCGCGAGCCAAGGGGTTGGTGATGTACTCGGCAATGCGCTCGGACATTGGCTGACAGGCGCACCAACGCAGCTCGGCACCGCCGCCGCAAACAGCGCCAATACCGCGGCGCTGGCAGCAAACACCGCAGCGCTGAGCACATTGACGGCGTCCCTCGGTGCCACGGCGGCAACCACCGGGGCCGGCGCGCTGGGGGCGGCGTCGATTGCTGGCGGCACCGCGGCGGGCGCCGCCTCCGGCGGAGGCCTGTTCGGCTTTCTTGGCGGCCTGTTCTCCTTTGCCGCCGGCGGCGTCGTGCCGTCGGCCGCGGGCGGCTGGGCCTTGCCGAGTTTTGCCGGGGCGCGGCCGGCGTTGTTGCACGCGCGCGAGATGGTGTTGCCGGCGCCGATCAGCGAGGGGTTGCAACGGATGATCGGAAAGGGTGCCGATGGAGATTCGGGCGGCGATATGCATCTGCACTTCCATGGACCGTCAGACGGGCCCGCGGTCGAGCGCTGGTTCACAGGATTGATGGCGCGCAATCCGGGAGTCGTGCGCAACATGCTGCGCTCGAACGCGCTGACCCCGCGCTCGCTCTGATCCCTCGCAGCTGACACTGCATCATGACAGCGATCTTCCCGGTGCTGCCCGGCCTCGGCTGGTCGGTGACAAAAGCGCCGCGGTTTGCGACCCGCATCCAGCGCGCCGTCTCGGGCCGCGAATTGCGGGTCCTTGACCAGCCATACCCGCTCTGGACCTGGACATTGACCTACGGCGTACTGCGCGACCAGTCGGATACGCGAGGACCCGGTGGCCTCGGCGTCGGCTACAGCGAATTGCGCACGTTGATGGGTTTCTTCCTGGCGCAGCAGGGCGCCTTGACGCCGTTTTTGTTCGACGACCCGACCGATGACAGCATTACCGGGCAGATTATCGGCACCGGTGATGGCAGCACGACCGCCTTTCAGCTCGTGCGTACGATGGGCGGCTTTGCCGAGCCGATCGTCGCACCCAACGTCGTCAGCGGCGCTTATCTCAATGGCGTGCTGCAGAGTCCATCGAGCTACTCGGTCAACACGAGCACCGGAATCGTGACCTTCACCGCGGCGCCGCCGGCGGGCCAGATCGTCACCGCGAGCTTCACCTATTACTTCCAGGTGCGCTTTGCCGATGATACCGCCGAGTTCGAAAACTTCATGTACCAGCTCTGGCAATTGAAGACGGTGAAATTGCAATCGGTGTTCACATGAGACCGTGTTCCGCGGCTCTCGCCGCCTATCTGGCAAGCAACGACAGCGTTGTGATCGTCGATCTCTACACGTTTGCCCTGGCGAGCGGCGAGACGTTGCGCTACGCCGGCTGGACGACGGCGCTGACCTTGCCCGGCACGGCTTTCCCGACCGGCAGCCTGAACTACGCCGCCACCGGCAATGTCGCGTTCGCGCTCGGCCCGCGCTTCGGGCGCTCGAAAGTGACGACGAAGATCGGCGTCGAGGCGGCCGAGCTCGATCTCGATGTGATCGCCGGCACCAATGACCTCGTCGGCAGTTTTCCGTTTGCCGCGGCCGTCAGGCTCGGCCTGTTCGATGGCGCAACTGTGGAACTCGATCGCTTTTTTGCGCCACCAAACCCGGCTGGCGGCGGTGTGCTCGATACCAGTCTTGGTTGTCTGCTGTGGTTTTACGGCCGGGTGGCCGAGTGCGATGTCGGCCGCTCAAAAGTGTCAATCAAGGTCAAGTCGCTGATGGATCTGCTGGCGATCCAGCAAATGCCGCGCCGCCTCTACCAGGCGAGCTGCACGCATGTGTTCGGCGATGCGATGTGCGGCTACAACCGCGGTGCCGGCAAGAATGCGCTCGGCACGGCGACCGGGGCCGGTGCCACCACTGTCACAGCCGCTTCCGGCACGACGCAGGCGCAGCTCATCTCTGGCGCCGCAGTCGCGGCCTATTACACCGAAGGCACGGTGACCGGCGCCAGCGGCGCCAATACCGGCTACAGCCGCACCATCGCCAATATCACGAGCGGCACCCAGATCACCCTCTTTAAGCCGTTCCTTTACCCGATTGCTCTTGCCGACACGTTCACCTTGCTGCCGGGCTGCGACCACACGACCGCGACCTGTAACGGCACCTTTCAGAACCTGGCGCGGTTTGGCGGCTTTCCGTACATCCCGCCGCCGGAGGCCGCGGCATGATAGTCGGCATAAAACCAAATGAATTAGGTCCCGGCCCCCGGGTCCGGCCTTCGGCCGGCCCGAGGATAAACTCCGGCCGGGACCCATCGATCAGCAACGAGAGGTCCGCCGATGGACCCCAGCTTTCGCTGGGGACTACCGCTACTTACCGCCAGCGGGTGGTTCAGGAGGCGCAATCGTGGATCGGGACGCCGTTCCACCATGCCGCGCGGGTCAAAGGCGCCGGCGTCGATTGCCTGATGCTACTTGCCGAGGTCTACGAACGCGCCGGTGTCATGCGTCATATCGAGCCGCCGTTCTACGTGCCGGATTGGCATCTGCATCAGAACGCGGAGCGGTATCTCGAAGGCCTGCTCGCCTATGCACGCGAAGTGACGGAGCCGCGGCCGGGCGATGTCACTCTGTTCCGTTTTGGCCGTACGTTTTCGCACGGCGCGATCGTTGTTGAATGGCCGCGGCTGATCCACGCCTATTGGGCGATCGGCGTCGTCTGGGGTGATGCAAGCTTACACCCGCTGAAGCGACGGCCGGCGCGCTTCTTCACTCCATTCGCGAGCTGATCGATGTCCGATCCGATTGGCGGCAAGGGCGGCGGCCCGACCCCGTTCGTCAATGCCTTTGACGGACCGGCGATCAATTCGCTGCGTTACAACACCTCGCAGGCCGGCAGCCCGATCCCGACCGTTTTTGGCACACAGCGGCTGACGGTAAACCTGATCGAGCAATTCGGCTTCACCGGCTCGGCCGGTGGCAAAGGCGGCAAAGGGCTGGGCTCTTCCGGCGGGAAGAAGGGATCGAACCAGGCTTATTCCGTCAATGTCGCCTTTGGCCTGTGCCAGGGGCCGGTGGCGTTCACCGGATCGCCAGAGGGTTTTGTCAGCGGCAGCACATTGGAAAACCGCGTCTGGTCGAATGGCGGTATCGCCGGCATCAACAGCGTCGGCCTCAACACCTATGCCGGCAATGATGGCCAAAGCGCCGACCCGGTGTTTGTCTCGAGCGACCCGAACAGCCCCGTCATCGGCTATTCCGGGACCGCCTACGTCACCGGCACGCCGATGCAGCTCGGGTCTAGCCCGGCCTTGCCGTCGATCCAGTTCGAGGTGTGCGGTATCGCGCAGGGCAGCTGCGGTCCGGGCTTTTCCGGCGACGCGAACCCGGCGCAGATCATCGTCGATCTGTTGACAAATTCGCGCTACGGCGCCGGTTTTCCGGCCGCCAATCTCGACAGCGCCGGTTCCGTCGCCGATTTCGGCGCTTATTGCCAGGCCAATTCGCTGGCGATGTCATTGTTGCTCGACCGGGTACAACCATGCGCCCGCTGGCTGGAAGAGATCGCGCAACTGACCGTTGCGGCAGTCGTGTGGTCGGGCGCGCTGTTGAAGGTGATCCCCTACGGCGATGCCGCCCTCAATGGCAACGGTACCAGCTGGGCACCCGATCTGACGTGGCAGTACAGCCTCGGCGACAGCGATTTTCTCGATTTCGGCAATGACAGAGACGGCAGCGACCCGGTGCTGCTGAGCCGCGCCGATCCGGCGACGATGACCAATTGGCTCACTCTCGAATACATGGACGCCGGGAACAGCTACAACCCGACCGTCGCGCCGGTGTGGGACCAGGGGCTGATCGACCAGTTCGGCCAGCGTTCGGAAGCGCCGATCCAGGCGCACGAATTTACTAATCTCACCAGTGCGACGATTTCCGGCCAGCTGCAACTGCAGCGCAAGGCCTATATCCGTAACACCTACCGCTTCAAGCTCGGCTGGCGCTATTCGCTGCTCGAGCCAATGGACATCGTATTGCTGAGCGATACGACCCTTGGCCTCTCCGGCGCCGCCGTCCGCATCACCCAGATCGACGAAGACGACAACGGCGAGCTGACCGTCACCGCCGAGGAAATCCCCGGCATCACGCCGTAGGAGATCGGCTCGTCTGCCCGCCCTTTTTTCGCAGTCCCGGCGAAAGCCGGGACCCACGTGGCCACGACTGATAACTCGGACAAATGGGCCCCGGCTTGCGCCGGGGATGCGTTTGAGAGGGCGGCCGCCCTTTATCGCCACCGCCAGTAGCCCTCCGCTTCGCGTCTTCTCGATAAATGGATAGACATGACCGGAACGATAAACCCGATCGGGGTCGGGACCGCGGTGCTGTATTCGCGGCTGGCGACCGCCGGAAGCGCGATCGACGCGCTGGTGGCACCCGGCAACACCAATCCACCGATTGTCTTCGAGCCGCCGGCGGCGTTGTCGGGGGGCGCATTGGAAGTGTGGGTCATCGCCTCCGGCGGTGCGAACTGGGGTGGCTGCCAGGTCTGGGTCTCCAGTGACAACACGACCTATGCGCTGGCCGGCACGATCTATCGCGGCGGCCGCCAGGGCGTGCTGACTGCGGCCCTGCCCAGCCACACCGATCCCGACACCACCGACACGCTGGCGGTCGACCTGACTCAAAGCCAGGGGCAGCTGTCGTCGGGCACGATGGCGGACGCCGATAATCTCGTGACATTGTGCTATTGCGACGGCGAATTGCTCAGCTACCAAACCGCGACCCTCACGGCGGCCTATAAATACGGGCTGACGTATCTGCGCCGCGGTGCCTATGGCACGCCGATCGGCGCGCATTCGAGCGGCAGCAATTTCGCCCGGTTCGGGCCCAACGACCCGTCGCTGTTCCGCTACACCTACCCGGCCAACTTCATCGCCCAGACGATCTACCTCAAACTGCCGTCGTTCAACGTCTTTGGTCAGGCCCTGCAGGAGCTGTCCGGCCTGACGCCGACGACCTATGCATTGACCGGCGGCGGCGCTGTCGCGGCGCCAGCCTATGTCTCCGGTTCGTGGGCCGGCAGCCCAGCCGCGAGCCAGGTCATCGAACGCTACATTTTCGCGACGCCGGTCACGTTCCCCGCCGGGCTCACCGGGAGCTATGGCGCGGCCGGTGTCGCAGCGACCGCCGCGGCCAGCTTCACGATCGCCAAAAATGGCACGGCCGTGGGTTCGATGGCATTCGCCGCGAGCGCCACTTCCGCCACCTTCGCGATGTCGTCGACGACGAGTTTTGCCGGCGGCGATGTGCTGACGATCGTCGCGCCGGCGACCCCCGACGCAACCCTCGCCAATCTCGCCTGGACATTGGGCGGCACGCAATGACCGAGGCGGCCGAAGACCAGCAGCCGCCGAGCCACGGGCGCGGGTCGCCGTGGCTCGGCGCAATCCATCCGCATTTCAGCTCGGACATCAATCTCGGCCATCTGGTGCAGGCGGTGGTCATCGTCACGACGATCGGCGGCGGCATCCTCGCCGGCTACCTCACCCTGCGCGATGAGCTGGCGGCGCAGCGGACAGAGTTCCGCGTCGAACTGGCCGAGCACGAGGCACGGCTGACCGTCGCCGAGCACGCGCTCGACGATCGGCGCGCCGAGGACCGCCAGTTCCAGGTCGAGGTGCGCTCGGCCCTGCAGCAGGTCATGCAGGCGATTGCCGATCTGCGCACCGAACTCGTGCAGAAGCAGGACCGGAAATAG